CTGAAGCTACACCCATGTTGCTACAATATTTTTCAATTTTTGTACTTAATTGTGCCATTATGCACCTCCTTTTAAAATTTTTATCATTATTTATTCCCTAATTTATCTGTATCCCAAACAGCTTTTATTTCATCTGTTGTCGTTGCACTATCTACTTGTGCAGGGAAATCTCTCAGTTCTTGTTTTTTAGTTACAATATCGGAAGTATCAGCACTACTCTCTAATGCTCTAATATATTGAATGTCTAATTCTTCTAACTTTAGTTTACGAGCATTACGAATTTTATCTTTCCAAATTTTTTTTGCTTTATCTATGTTTATTGTAATACCCATAATTAATCTCCTATTCCATCTGTCAATTCGTTGTCAGCAATAGTCCACGCATCTCTAAATGTTCTGTCTGAAGATATTTCTGATACATCTACAATTTTATATGCTTTGCCTGTAGGAACATCTTTTTTTGCAATTTCATTTATTGTTCTCGTTTGTTTTGACGAAGGGGTAATTATAGCTATTGCTCCATTGTCTTGTTTATAAATAATTCTTTTGTCCATTAACTATCTCCAAATATAATTACATGTACTTCATCTGGGTCAAATGAAGCATTAGTGTTAGGAAGGACAGTTCTCATTCTGAAACTGCTAGCACTAGAAACATTATTTACATCACCATAAACTAATCCATCCATAATACTGTAACCACTCATCACTCCATGATTATTACCCAAATTTGTAGATAAATTAACAGTGTAATTTCCTGTTCCATTATCCGTAATGCTAGAAACATTCAAATCATCATTAATAGCTACTGTGCCACTTCCTTTAAAGTTTACCCACGCTTTAGCTACCCTTTGTTTGACATTATCTGTTTCTGTGCCACTCGTGGAAAGTTTTGCCATCGTTACACTTCCATCAGAGGTAAATCCACTTGCTGATGCACCTGATCCCAATGCGATGGTATCACCAGATTGTCCAAGTGTGATTGTGCCTGTTCCTGTTCTCTTAAGTATGTTATCCACCTTGATTGTTGACATTATTCACTCTCCAATGCTTGTACTCTTGCTTCAAGAGTTTCTATTTTTGTTATTGCTTCTTGTAAGGCACTTGTCAAAAGTGGAACAAGTTTTGCTTGGTCAATACCTTGATATTCAGGATTACCTTCACTATCAACAGCGTCTTTTTTACCTTGAATTGCTTCTGGTACTATTGATGAAACTTCATGTGCAAAGAAACCATCAACAATTTTATCTGCATCTGTTTTAAAATTAAATCTATAAGGTTTAAGTTGTTTTAATCTTTCTATACCATCTGATATAGCTACTTCATTTTCTTTTAATCTATAGTCTGATGAAGTGTTGTACGAGGTAGATGAGCCACTTATAGATATAGTTCCCAAAGTTGCTGTACCACCCATAATTCTAATAACTTCTCCATCAGTACTTTTACGAGTAAATATTCCAGCAACTGCTCCACTTCTTGTAGCTAATATTGCACCTGCAGAGCTTTCTATTTTAACTCCAACTTCATTTTGACCACCGCTAGTTTTTCCAATGTATATATCTCCAGAACTATCAACAAGCATTCTTGTAGAATTTGCTGTTTTTAATAATATTTGACTTCCATTACCTACGACTACTTCAGCATTTGGAGTGTTATCACCATCTTCAGTGCCTATAAGTAAATCACCTGCGTTGTTTGTAATATATGCTTGTCTTGAGTCTGTGCTATCCTTTATTCTTAAACTTGGAGTAGATATTTCATTTGTATCGCCAGATAATTGTAAAGTTGTACCATCAAAAGTCATATTAGCTTCGCCTTGCATGGCATTTGCACCTGTGACTGTTACAACTGTATTGTTAGTTGAGCCAGAAAGACTAGCTCCAAAATTAGTTGCAGTGCCAGAATTTGTTATTGTGCAACCCGAAGGTATCGTAATCGTATCACCTGAGTCACCAACTTGTAAAGCTGTTCCTGAACTCGGACTTAATTTATTTGCTTGTATTTCACTCATTATATCACCACCAATGTTGAATTTGCAGGAACAGTTAAAGTTCCATTAATTTGAACAACCCCAACAAGCATTGCATTACGACCACTTGTAATTGTTAGATCCGTATAACTTGTAGGATTTTCTAAATAGAATGTGCTTGATAGAGTTGATGCGTTTACAGTTCCACTAGAAGGAGTGCCAACATCAATACTTATTCCTTCAGCGATAACAAAATCAATATCTGCTGAAGCAACACTCACTCCGTTAAAATCTAAAGTTGCACCAGATACAGTATAAGCTGTTACTGGCTCTTGAATAACTCCGTTTACACTTACTAAAATATTTTGTGCTGACGATGGAGAAAAGTTTTGCGAGTTATGTTGTAAAACATAACTTGTTGCAGGAGAACTTCCTGTTACTGATAAAATTTTTCTATCACCTATGTTTAAATCTCTGCCTATGTAACTCATAATTTATCCATTTCTTCTTTTACTGCTGTCCAAGTAATTTCTGAATGAGGACAGGTATTTGTACTTATTGCTCTACCACTTTCATCAACACCAGTAATCCAATTTATTTTTTTAAAGTCATCTTCTGTTTCAATAGATTCTAAAGTAAAATAAAATTCTACATTTGGTTTTAAATTTTTAATAGATTTAACAGTTTTTTCTCTATTTTCTTTACTCATGCTGAAATCTCCAAAGCTGTTAAATTATGTTCGCCTTCTAATCTTGTGTGCAATTCCGCAGAAGCATCACTTACTCTCACATAAGGTGTGTACGTTATCTGACTTGTAGAATTTGGACTATCTAATTTCATAAAATTACCAACAGAAGAAATATCATTATAAGATAATCCAGCAACGTAGACTCCTTGTATACCGCTATTACCTTGTCCAATGTTTGTTGAATCTCTATACAATGTGTAATAAGAATAAAAATTTTGACTAGATGTGTTTTGATAACCTAAAGCAGAATTAAATAATACTAATATTTTACTGCTTGTTGCACTAGGTGTAATTTGCACATTAAAATTCATTGTTACAAGACTTGTTGAAGAAGTCGTAACATTTGTAGTTGATGTTGTGGTAACTGCTTGTAAAACTTTACCTGCACTAATATTTGTTAAGGCACTTCCATTAAGAGCAGGAAGTGTTGTTCCACCTAAATTAGATGCGTCTATTTTTGTAAAAGGCATATTATGGTTTCTCCCATACTGTATGTGTTAAATTTTTATTTTCATCTCTAGTAAGTAATTCATCATAATCTTCTTCAGAATAATTTTGAGGAATATCTCTTAAATTTTGTCTGTAAGTTGATTGTGCATCTGTCATTTTACCACGCAATACCCACCAATCAGTTTCTACAAGAAATTCTTTTCTTAATAATTTTATTTCTTCTAACTGTCTTTGTGATTTATTATCACTCCATTGTTGTTCTTCTAAATCTCTCTTTGCTTCTTCTTCAGAAGTAAATTGAACTTTTTTTCCGTTTATATAATTATATCTTGGCATATCTATCCTTAACTATTAACCATTCCGTAAACATCAACTGTGCATTGGTCTAAGTCTCCACTTGAAAATTGAAATATAAATCCTGTGTAAGTGTTGGAGTCTTGTAACCAACCTGAATTTTGGAAAGCATAAACTCTTGATTTATCTCCGTTTAAAGTAACTGTATGTGAAATATAATATGAACGAACTGCGTCTTTCCAAAAAGTCATATCTAAAAATACTGCATGGTCATCATCACCATCACTCAGTATGTTTGTGCCATGAGGATAAATTAAACCAGACCCCCAATCTCCACTATCAGTAGTTGAGTTTGTTGAATTGCTTTGTGTCCAATGAGCAAAATAAGTTTGTTTGTATTTATTGCTACCACTATAAGTTGAGCCACTTGCTCCACCAGTTCTAGCACCAATAGTAAGATATGCGTCAGTAGTAGTTTCAAACTTACCAATAATTTTATAGACTTTGTAAGTTGAAGTCATAATATTATCTAAAGTAACAGTATTAACATCACTATCACTTGTTCCGTGATTATGACCACCTACTCTAACAAAACCTCCACCTGGAGCATCAGCAAAACTTAAAACTCCACTTCCATTTGTTTGTAAGAATTGATTTGCATTTCCATCATTGTTTGGAAAAGTTAAAGTATAACTAGCACCTGCACTGTGTGGAGGTGACTTTAGCTTAATCCCATGTGAATTTTCTGCACAGTTAAGTTGTATGTAACCCTCAGTAACTCCTGATGTACCTTTAGCTTCTAATGATGGCACACTAGAAGTAGATATAAGATTTAGCTTATCAACTGTAATAGCATCGTTTTGTACTTTTGCTGTAGTAACTGCATCTGTTTTAATCTTAGAAGTTGATACACTATCATCAGTTGGATCAACCGATTGCATTGTTCTACCAACATATAATATTTCTACTCTATTATTACTTAATGTGCCACCAACAGTTAGTGTAGTGCCACTTACAGAATAGTTGTCATAACTTTGAACAACCGCATCTATGGTAAGAAGTATATCTTGAACTGAGGTTACGGCTCTATCTAATGTAATTGTTGTGCCACTATTTGATGTACTGATTTGTTTTTGTACTGTTTCAAACGAAGTAGCAGGTTGATTTCCAATATAACTCATTTATTCCCTCTATGTACTAATGTCATCTACTGCTGATACCCACGCATCAACACTTGATGCTGTATCACTTTGAACTTTTAAAATATCGCCACTTTGAACAACAAACTTTGCACCACCATCTAATACTTGTAATTGCGATCCTGTTGGGATTGGAGCAGTTTTAATTAAGTAATGATCGTTTGAACCATCGTTAATAAACACACTTACATTTATTGCAGATGAATGAACATTTGCTAATGAGATACCAACAATAGTGTCGTTAGAGTTTGCAGTAAAAAGAGTTGATGCACTTGTGCCAATATTTCTAGCTTTGTATCTTCTAAAATTTTGTGCCATGTTTCCTCTCTATAATGCTATTGCCATTGCAATCGCAAAACCATTAGTTGCTCCTGTGCTTGGCAAGTTTGTTAATTGACTACCATCTACCGCAGGTAATCTTGCTGATCCGTCTAGTTGAACAACATTGTCTGCTGAAGTACCAACAGCTTTTGTTGATGCTGTGCCTAGACCAGAAATTTTTGTATTAGCAATAGTACCTACACCTAAAGTAATATTGCCAGAAGTTGTTATTGGTGATCCTGATATTGTAAACTCTGAACCAGATTGAACAATTCCTACTTGAGTAACTGTACCTCCAGAGCTTGGCGTCACCTGTGTATATGTGATATTAGCTGAACCAATAGAGCCAGAGTCAGTAGTACATAAGAAAAATGAGTCTGCATTTACTGAACCCTCTTTGACAATTATCATTTGTCCTGCGAGTTCATCTACAGTATCAAATTCTGGATCACGACTTGCTGTGCCACTTGCTACAACAATATAAATACCATTTTGTGTTTGATTTGTGTTTGACTTTACAAGGACCTTATCACCTGTAGATACAGTTATGCCATCAATAGTATCGTTATTTTGTAAATCAGTAGATAAAGAAATATTACCAGTAGTTGCAACTCTTACAATAGTTCTTGTTTTTAATCCTGTTACCAGGTTGTCTACATAAGTTTTAGTAGTTGCATCTGATCCACTAGATGGTGAACCTAAACCTGTTATTGAACCACCAGAAATACTAACTGAGTTAGCGTTTTGTGTTGCAATACTACCAAGACCTAAATTTGTTCTTGAAGTACCTGCGTTTGCAACATCACTTAAATTATCTGATGCTGTGAGTTTTGTGTCAATCTGTGTTTGTGCATTAGAAGATAAAGTATTTATAAATTGAAATTCAGAATTTGTTACACTTCCGTCTGCTATTTTAGTTGCATCAATTCCTGTTGCTAATTGAGAATTAGATATTGTTCCTGTTAATGATGATGTTGGGTAGTTTGTTGCATCGGATAAGTTAAATGCAGGAGTAGTGTCTGAGCCACCAAGAGCTAGACTTACTCCACCATAATTTACTGTTGAGTTTACGAGTTCGGCATTTGCTACTCCACCATCTTTAATTGTTACTGCACCAGAAGATACAGAAAAATTATCAGAGCTAAAACTAGCGATACCTTTATTACTTGTAGTAGCATCTTCACCTGCTATTGTTAAAGTTTGTCCAGAGGCAGTTGTATCTATACCTTCGCCACCTGCTATCGTAAAAGTTTGTGAGTCTAAATCTACTGCACTTGTTCCTGTATCACCTGCAAAATCTAGGTCCTGGCCAGTAATCTGTGCATCTACATAAGTTTTAACTGAACCTTGCGATGGAGGTAATACTTGGCTTGTTCCTAAACTTGTATCATGTAATACTGGTATAGCCGGATTGGTTGCCGGAGATCCTACATATACATCTACAGTTGAGTCACCGGAATTTATTGTTCCACTATCAAAGGTAAAAGTTACAGTTGTGTTTGGCGAAGAAAAAGAAGATGTTGCTATTTTTCCAAAGATTGTTCCTGTAGCACTTCCAATTATTTTTACTCTTCTACCTACATGATAAGTAGATGTAATATTAGATGCTACTGTAACTGAACTAGCTGATGCTCTATTAAATGTAGTTGTTTGATCTCCATCACCAAGTAAAAACCATTCTTTATCATTAAAACCAGATCTTACATCTGCTAATTGACTACGAATGGAATTATTGACATCGGAGGGTGACATACCCTCTGAAATATTAATACCATTAATTGATGTGTTGTTTGAAGCTGTAGTGCTATAATTTGAAATTGTCATTGTTGCATCCTATTTTTCTTATCTAAACATATTAACGAGTCCACCAGAATCTCCTATATTTTGTAAACCTTGCATTGGCATATTTGTTGTATTTTCACCTAATAAACCGGCAGTTCTTTGACCACCTCGCACTACATTTGATGGTGCATTTAGTAATCCTCTTGTTAATCCTCTACTGCCACCATATAATCCTTGTGCAAGAAAAGTTGGTAAAATTAATCTAGCAATAAGTGATGGAGATATAGCTGATGCACCTGCAATTAATCTTGATGCAGTTCCACTATCTGGAACAAAATCACCAAATACTTCATCACCTTCTCTAGCTGTCTTTGTCATCAAACCTCTACCTTGTGCTGTCATAGTACGACCAGGTGACATATCAGCTTGTTTTATTGCGTTTAAAAGTTGTTTTGTTGAAAATATACCCTCAGTTTTATTAGCCATAACAACTGCTCGTTTTATTGGATCTAATCTTGCAAATGCTAAATTAACTTTGTTTAGTGCATTATTTGATGTGGAAGGAACAGCAGATCCCAAATTAGTTTTTTTAATTAAAACATTTTTCATTTCATTAAATGCTTCACCAATATAATCGTCAAATCCACCTTTTTTAAAAAATTGTTGTGCGTCTTTTCCTAATTCAGATTGTATTTTTTTAATATTTTTTCCTGATATAAATTTATTTCCTTGATTATTTATTTTAATTTTATCATCAAATAATTTTCCAATTCTTTTGATCAATAATTTTTTAGATGCTTCGTCTGTATCAGATTTAGCTATAATGTTTGCAAATTCATCTTGTAAAGAAATTATAGTTTTTTCATCTGCTGATAATTTAGGAACTATTTTTCCATAAGCCTCATCTAATGTTTCTTTGACAACTCTAAATGCTTCAGTTCCGTTTAAATTTTTTAACTTTTTTTGTAATATTTTTTTTGATTGTGTTGTTAAAATTGGCTCTAATGCTTCCATCATCGCATACTTGTTAAACTCCGATAGTGATTTGGTTTTTGCTTGTGCAATAGCTGAGCCAACTCCAGGAATAGAAGTTGATGAAGATTCAATTCCGTATAATAAATTCCCTAATGCTCCACTTCCCTTAATAGCTTGGCCACCAGTAAGTTTTATGCCACCTTGTTGAATAAATTTTTTTGCTAATTCAGTTGTTTTAGGTAAAAGTTTTTCAGCAGTTTTGCCAATACCTGCACCTAACACAGCACCACCTACAGCACCTTTTAATCTGCTTTCTGCATCTTCACCTACACCTGCACCATATAAACCACCTTGTACTGCACCTAATGTACCTGCTCCTTTAATGCCACCAGTTTGAAGTAAGTTTACTCCTTTACCTGCACCTTGTATTACTGCACCAGTTCCTCTTGCTCCTGCTCTTGCAAGGCCTTGACCTATTGCAGATGCACCACCAGTAAATGCCATAGGAAGTAAAGCACCTCCTATTTCACTACCATAGGCAAGTGTTGGATTAGTTTCTCTAAATCTTTTTATTTTAGCTCTAGCATCAGCTAATTCATCTTCGTATTTAGTTCCTCTTGTTCTTGATTTATATAATGCTTCTAATTCATCACCAAATCCAAAACCAATACCTTGACCAAGACCTGCTCTTACTGAACCTTCTAATGCACCAACATTAAAATTTTTTCTACTTGTACCTTTATTTTTCTTTTCAAGTTGATCTAATATATCGTTTAAAGCACCCATAATTAACCTGCATTTCCTATTGTTTCATATCCACCTGGAAAAAATTTATTTTCATCATCACCAGAAACAATTTCTCCATCTTCTAGTTTTAGATTTATTCCATATACTTTTGCTAAAGCTATGATGTCTGCTATTTGATCTGAAGTAAATCTCTCTTCAATAACATTACCATCTATATCTGTGTTATTACTTAACAATCTAAATAATTGTTTTTCAGTAAATTCAGGTATTTTTGCTAAATCTAATGATAACAACCTACTAGGATCTAAAACTCCTAAAAAATTATCATTAAAAGTAATAGCTTCTTTTTTTGGATAATTAGTAAATCCTCCTGCACTAGCATTTATGTTATATAATTCTAATTCGTTTGCATAGGTTCTATATTTTTGTTCAAAAATATTAGACATTAGTCCTATTGCAACAGTAGGATTAGTATCTATATTACTTGGATCACCACCTAAAGCTGTCATTATTTTTAAAGCGTCTGGTTCTGTCATTACTCCACCACCAACAATTTCCAACCTGTTTTGACCTATTAAACCTGCAAATTGACCATCAAGTAATTTTTGATTTAATTCTTGTGGTGTTAAATCATAGTCATTTAAAATTGTTTTCATCATTGTTTTAAATTGAACAGCTAATTTTTCCATACCAACATAAGAATTATCAACATTTTCCATGTAACGAGTTAAATTTACTAATTGGTTTTCTTTATTCGTAATGTCTTGACTTAAAGCTAACATTTTATTTGGTGTAATATCTTGGTCGTTAATATTACCTACATTAGAAATTGTAGCTTTTCTTTCACCACCAAACATATCATTTCTAAAAGGTTGGTTCTGACCATTTACATCAACAACAATTCCGTCTTTTGTATCATAGGCATTGTATATATTACCTGTATTTGGATCTTTAACTATATAAGCAAATCTTGAATCTTTTTTATTTGCGTTACCTCTTTTGATATCTAATTCTTCTTTAGCTAATGTTTTGTTAGTAGCGTATTGATCTGCTTCTTGAATAATTTGACCAAGTGATTTTGGCATTTTTGAATATCCACTAGCACCTAACATACCTAAAGCAAAATTTCTTCCGTAATCAGAGCTTACAAAATCTTTAGCCATATCAAGTAAACCTTTTGTTTCTTTTGTTTCTGGTTCTTTATTTAGTAAACCAGTTGTAGGTTGTTTTTCTTGTTGATCTAACAAACCAGAGGCTTTTAAATATTCTTGTTCTGTATCAAATTGAGGTATGTTGCTTGGTACTTTTTCTGTTTGGTTTGGTGTACCCATTTCCATTTCTTCTGGAATATCTAAAACAACTTTGCCATCTACAATTTTTGCAAATTGTCTTTGACTATCTGGTATTTTTCTTAATGCAGGATAATTTCTTAAAAGGGGATTATCAATATTAGGATTTACAAATTGTGACATATCTCTATTTGTAAATGTTCTTTGTTTACCTTGTCCTATGTCTGGATTAAAACTGTAACCACTCATCATGTTAGTACGAAATCTGCTTGGAGGATTAGCTTGAATAGATGGATCACTACTAGCTCCGTAAATGTTATCTAGTAAAGATCTTCCACCAATAAATGCTTTACTGTTTGGACCCATAGGTATAGGATTATTTGTTAAAGGATTAATAGGTATTTGCATTAAAAGAACCCTCCAAGTAAACCGCCAAATCCTGCACCTAATAATGGGTTCATTCCAGGTATTCTTCCTGCAATATCAAGACCTGTCATAGCACCAGAAAGTAAACCACCTCCAGTATTTCTAAATACTGGTTCTGTTCTAAGTTCAGTTGATGGAACAGATGCTCCTAGTGAGCCAAGATATTGATTTAGTTTTGTAAATGGTTTTGTTTGTTCATAATCAAATCTAGCTATTGCATCTTGCAATCTTGCTTGTTCTAATGATTCTTTTTCTGCTCCTACTTGTTGTAATTTTGCTATATCATCATAATCCATAGCACCAAGACCTGGAGCAGTAGTCATAGTTTGAGCTTGTAATTCTCTTTCTCTGTTAAACTGATCTCCGTAAACTTCGTTTGCAAGTCTACCAAGTGAGTCAGCTAATATTTCTTGATTTGCTCCAGAGCCAAGTCTACCTGCTTTACTAAACTGTGATTGTACTTTTGATGTTACATCATCAGCCATTTGATTAAATAAGGCAGTTGAATATGGATTAGTTGTAGGTGATAAATAATCACCAGATAAAATTTTAGATGCTTCTGTTTGAGCTTGGTTGAGTAAAGGGTTTCCGGCTGTTGCTCTTGCAGTTGCTAAATTTAATGCTGTTTCTGTTTCTGGTGCAAAACCTACATAAGTTTGATTAGGAAAAAAGTTTGGTGCATTTCCTTCAAATAAATCTTGTGCTGTATTAATAGCTTGTTCATAATATGGTCTTATAAATTCACTAGGTTCTGATGATGTAGTCGTAGTGACATTTGTTGGGTTTGATCCTTTACTCATAGTTCTTTACTCATTATGTATATTTTTTGTTTATATCCTTTTAATTTTCTCAACCAACCTTTCCTACCTGCTACTTCTACAGCTTGGCAGTAGTTGTTCGTTGCAAATTCTTCTATAGTTTCTTGGATAGGTTCTAACCAATTACTCATATTGACTCCTCCGGCTAAAACATATCGTAAGATTCTTTTTTGAGGGTAGTCTGCTACTTCCGTAACGACAGCACTCTCTACTTCTTTATTCTCCCAACTTATAAAAAGTTGAAAGCGGTTTGTAATAATACCATCAAAAATATCTCTAGCTGTGTAGGTATCATCAAGAGCTTTTTTTATATATTGCTCTACTTGATCCCAAACAACATGGAGATCTTCTTTCGGTACTTGTGTAATCATCCAATAACTACATAACCAAATGTTTGATCTGTATTTGATGAACTTGCGTGAGTTAAAGTTGCAGTTCCATTAGATCTTGCAGACACAAATAAATTTGTAGATGCAGTTTTGCCATTGGCTGTAGTTGGCATGAATAATATTACTGAGTCACCACCAATTCTTTCATCTGTAAGTGTTGTAGATGTTGCACTGGCAGTTAGTGTTATAGTTCCTGTACTGTTTAGTTTACCATTAATGGTATTGTTTAAACTTGTAGAAACTAATCTTAGATGCTGACTTTGATTTGGCATTGTCAAAGGCACAGCAGGAAACTGATTATTTGCCATTTCTTTTTTTCTTTAGTTTTGCTAAATGTTTTTTAAGCATCACCGATTGTTTCTTATGTGTCTTAGATGCTTTCTCTAATCCTTTAATAACTTTTTTTAAATTTTTCATTATCTCTTACCTTCTGGTGTTGCTTCTACATCTACACCGGACATAGTATTAAAGTTTCCAGATACAGAAACTCTTACACGATGATACCTGCCAGTAGATCTAAGAGGACATACTCCGTTATCTCTTGTTGCAACTGATGAACCTACTGAAACATCATTAAGCTGTGAAGATCTAACTATTGGTGAAACTGTTACTGTAGTGTTTGTTGTTCCATCAACTATAGGTCTGCAACTTGTAAGTGTAGACCTTCTACCTTGTGATCCTTCAAACTCTGTTGTATCAACTGTTGCATTTAAAGATGTAGCAATAAATTTACCAAACTTGTTTTGCGAATTAAATCCTGCAAGTCCTACAATCCCTTCATCATAAAAATATGAGTCTAATGATTTAGGTAAGTTATCTAAATTACCAAGTACATCTAAACTTTCTAATGTTGTAAATGCTTCTTGCGATGCAGTAGAAATAAATTCTAAATCTAAATCAGATCCAGTAGACCATTTATCTACACTATAATTATAAATAATAAGTTTGTTATTTATAAGTGATGTTCCTGTAGCTCCAGATCCTCTATACGACCAGACTACTACACTATTGTTTGGATCTACCGCACTACATATACCATCTACATTAGATGATAAGTCATCGTAGAAAAAATTATCTATTTTACCATTACCTATTGGAGCTAGTTGTTGTCCTCCAGTAAGTTTATAAAAACCATCTTGTGCTAAGAAAAAAATCATATTACCAAAAGAGGCAATAGATTTATCTGCAAAGACTCCTATATCTCCAATCTTATCAAACTGAAAAATTAACGGAGTACCAACATAACTCATTCGGTATATTGCTCTTTCAAAGAAAACTATACCACCTTGTTCTCCTCCAACTATACCCATTAAGTTT